ATATAATTGTTTAATTTATATATGTGGTGATGAAAAAATAAACAATGGAACAGGATTTTATGTTAATGATGGAAAGGGCGACCGCCTAAATACTCATATAGGATTTAAAGAAAATAGGGCGCTTCTTTTTAATTCTGGCTATACGCATGCACCCTTGCAATGGGCAGGTGATAGTTCATGGAGATATTCTATTGTAAATTTTTTTGCATTAAATAAAGGAAAAACAAAATGAGAGAAAAAACAGAAATATTAGATCAAAAATTACTAGTCTTTGGAAAGATAGTAAAGAAATATAAATTATCTAAAGAAGAAATAAAGAATTTAATTAAAGTTTATGATACTCATAAAAAGAAATTATTTAGTTATGGACCAAGATTAGCTGGTCGTATTGCTATTGAAAGAGAAATGATGAGCATTATTGAAAGTACTACAGCCTTTAATTCCATTATAAAATGTATGAATGACTATATTAATACTTCAATTGAATATAACCTATGTGATCCTGGTCCTTGGAATCTAAGTATGATTGGATGCTGGATGAACGATATGAAATCAGGAGAATATAATCCTCCTCACACACATCATGACGGATCGGGCTATTCATCTGTATTATTTACAAAAGTTCCTGATCTCATTAATGATGCTAAAGATCCCCATAAATTTGAAGATGGAAATTTAGCTTTGGTAGGTGTGGATGGAATGAGCTCTACATGGATAAAACCTAAAGTAGGAGATCTATATTTATTTAGAGCGGACCATCAACATATGGTTATGCCTTTTAAGACTAAAAAGAAAGATGCAATACGACAATCAATGTCTTTTAATTGGGTATTAGAAATAATAGGAACTAAAACAAGAATACCTTGTAAAAGATTAAGTCCTCGTATTTATGAAACCGGAGTAAATCGAAATTACTAATGTTTGAAAATAAAATAAAATTCATCGCCGTTAATGAAGATATGTTGGAGGTATGGCCTCATCCCAAACCAGCTAATCATTTTATGCCTGAAGAATATAAAATTCTTAAGCGTCATGATAAAGGTAACTTACACGCACCAACAGCTAAAACATGTATGCCTCTTCTAGATGCTATGTCAGCAGGATATATTATTCCTTTTGACCAAGATTATTTAATTGATTCTACGGAGAAAGATTTTACAGTAACTCCGGCTAATCGAGAAACTGGTGATGTTGGCTATCATTCTCATCTTCAAGTGCCTAAGGAATGGCGCAAAGCATCCAGTAAATCAAATGTTGGTAAATTTATTAATAAATGGCTTATTAAAACTCCTCCTGGTTATAGTTGTTTATTTACTCAACCCTTAAATAGACACTCAGAAGATAGATATAAAATTATAGATGGAGTGGTTGATACTGATACTTATATAAACACAATAAATTTTCCTTTTATTGTATTAGAAAAGAATAAACAATTTTTAGTTAAAAAAGGAGAACCTATGGTTCAAGTTATTCCTATTAAACGTGAGTCATGGAAAATGTGGTCAGGGTTTGTATTTGAACCTAAGCATAATAAAACACTAAGAAAATTAAATTCTGAATTTATAGACCGCTATAAAAAAATGTTTTGGAATAAAAAAAGCTTTAAGTA